CAATAAACTGAAAATACACCCTACAAGGACTGGTACATTTCACACCCAGTCAGTACAATACAACCAAACAAACCACACAAATACAAAGATATGAGGTTTAGCATAACCAATAAGCCATCTTTTTGTGTCTGCATAACCCCAATGGGAGGCTTGCAAACAAGCCTGTTAAACAACTATGTATTCTTATATTTTGAAATATAAGGGCTCATAGTAGAAACCCAGGTAAGCAGGAAACACGCCATACACGTTTGTGAGACGAAAGGATGTTTCCAAGGATCACTCGGTTCAACACCAAGAGTCGGGAAAACCACACACTATTTTACTTACCACCCTCAAAATACGATTAATATGCGAGGAACACACCAATCGAACTGATCACAAACATATAGTTACAGTTATCACTACATGTAGTTTAACGTCTTCGGACATACACTATCATACACAAATATTCGTACGATAAGTAAAACAACATCATCGGACTAACAATCACAAATAATCACTGAAAATCTTGTTCGAAACAAAACAACATATACCGCGCCAGCGTACAATGTATAACATCACCATAATCGTGACACCACAAATTGTAGCAAAAGCGCCGCCAACCATTCTTAGAAATGGTGCGATTATCTTGTTCAAAGCCATCGGCTCCAACCAAACCACGCACAAATCGTTGAGTGGCCACGTTATTAAACAATTCGTCGTTGACCATAATAAAACGAAAACAAGGAGGTGTTGATGGATCACGAAAAGGACGACCGCAATAGCGCCGGGGGTCACTATAAAAGCAGATACCAGAGCAATAAGCACAACCATTCTCATTAGAGGGAAGGGTATACTGATCCACATCTATAGTGACATCACTCCAACCATAACAATCTTCCGAATACAGGAACAAAATCCTTAAATCCATCGGATCATAGGCTCGAGAGAAAACACAGCTAAAAACAGCCAATTCGTTATCAATAGCCACGTCAACAAGTTCATCGTGGACAACATTAACACCATTATAACATGGTGCACCAATGAAACATCCAGGGATCACTTGCCAAACATGGAAAGCACCAACTCTATCACATGTAAAAACAACAACCCGACACTGACCAACACGCGAAACACTACTAACTGGCACATCAACAGAAACATTAATAGACGTAATCTTGTTAAGCCAAGGAAAAATATCACGACGACGAATCACGGACATATGAAATAGCACACCGATATTGCACAACACCCCTAAGGGGCCAATATCAATTCGCTCAAACATCACACGAGAAGTAAGATCATATCCGGTAACATTAAGCAAAGGTTCCTGACTATCCTGACATCGGCAAATCTCCACATCGGCCATAATTGTTACTAACCAAAAAGGGTATTAACAAAGGAATAGCTCTTACTGATAGACCGGATCCCAGTGACAAACCCGATTAATCACGCGGCTCGTGAATCTAAGGTTCCGAACACGGCCTTAGCCTCACCTAAGTAGCTTTCTGCAACCACAAACCGACTGATCAATGCAACACCAAGCACAGGCACCTTTCCAATGACTACCAACCACAATCAACAACAGTAGATGAGTAGCGACACGTTAAAATTGATAATAATATTGATAATAATATTGGGGATCTTTAAGCAGATCAGACTCGAGTTGTTAATCGGACAACTAGTTAACCGAGATTATTTTACAGATAATCAACTGGAAATACAAAATTATATTTTTGAGTTTTGAATTT